GGTCTTATTAGAGGTAAGAAGTGATTGAAGCAAATGGGTGGGATAACCACGAAGATACATTTGAAGAAACAATAAGAAGAGAACTTTTAGCTGCACAACAAACTATATATATATTAAAAGAAGATAATAAAGAATTAACAAAAGCATATTATTTATTACTAAAAGAAAACGAGAGGTTAAAAAAAATTAATTAATGGATTTTATAGATAGATTAAGAGAGGAGTTAAAGATAGATGAAGGATGTAAATACGAAATATATCTGGACCACCTTGGCTTACCTACGTTTGGCATCGGACATCTCATTGTACAAGGAGATGAAGAATACGAGAAACCAGTGGGAACAGTGGTGGATGAGATTAGGGTTAACGAAGTTTTTGAGCAAGATGTACAAGTCACGATAGGTGAGTGTAAAAGATTATTTGATGATTGGGATAAACTACCTCAAGAAGTACAATTAATTACAGCTAACATGATGTTTAATATGGGTAGACCTAGATTGTCTAAATTTAAAAAAATGATACAAGCCATTAGAGATGGTGATTGGATTGAAGCAGGAAATCAGATGCAGGACTCAAGATGGTACAAGCAAGTAACAAACAGAGCAGACAGACTTATATCTCGAATGAAAGCAGTCGGTCTGAGTTAAAAAAACAGAAACAAAGAAAAAAACATATAGAAAGTTTAAAACAGTTTTTTAAACCTAAAAAAAGAAAGTTTGTAAAATATGGCTAGAAAATTAACAGAAAGACAACAAAAATTTATTGATGCTTTGTTTGCAGAAGCTAACGGTAGCATTAAAGATGCTAAAGTTATTGCAGGATATTCTCCAAATTCAAATAACAATGAAATAATAAAATCATTAAAAGATGAAATAATAGAAGCAACTCAAACATATATGGCAGGTAATGCACCAAAAGCTGCTGTTGCAATGGTAACTGGAATAGATGATCCAACACAATTAGGTATAAGAGATAAAATGTCAGCAGCAAAAGATTTATTAGATAGGGCAGGATTAATTAAAACAGAAAAACTACAAGTAGAAAGTTCAGGTGGTGTTATGTTGTTACCACCTAAAAATAATACAGATGGATAGAAGTCTAGGTAAATGGAAGTTACCACAACCAACAGATATAAAAGAAGATTTAGAGTGGCAACAAATACCAAGAATAGCAAGAACAGTTCCATTTGGTTATACAGTAAATAAACAAGATAATACTGTACTAGACCCTGTAGAATACGAACTTGAAGCGTTAGAGTTAGCTAGAAAACATATAAAACAATATTCATATAGAGAAGTTGCTAATTGGCTAACAACTAAAACAGGTAGAACTATATCACATGTTGGATTAAGAAAAAGATTACAGAATGAAAAACAACGTAAGAACACGGCTAGAACTCTCAGAAAATGGGCTGAGTATGCCGAAAAAGCGATTGAAAAAGCGAAAAGATTTGAAGAAAAAAGAACGGGTGCAAAAACCTAAAACAAAAAACTACGAACCAATAGAAGAAATACCTGAAGAAGAACATAACGTAGTTTTTAAACCTAATGAAGGACCTCAAACAGAGTTTCTTGCTGCAGACGAAAGAGAAGTTTTATATGGGGGTTCAGCAGGTGGTGGTAAAAGTTTTGCTATGTTGGCAGACCCTTTAAGATACATGGGTCATCCACAGTTTAGTGGGTTACTTTTAAGACATACTACAGAAGAACTTAGAGAACTTATATTTAAATCTCAAGAGTTATATCCTAAAATATGGAAAGGGATAAAGTGGTATGAGAGAAAGATGCAATGGGTAGCACCGTCAGGTGCAAGATTGTGGATGTCGTATCTTGATAGAGATGAAGATGTTATGCGTTATCAAGGTTTGGCATTTAGTTGGATAGGATTTGATGAATTAACACAATGGTCAAGTCCGTTTGCTTGGAACTATATGCGTTCACGTTTACGTTCTACAGCACCTGACTTACCAATCTATATGAGAGCTACAACTAACCCCGGTGGGTTAGGACATACATGGGTTAAGAAAATGTTTATTGATCCAGCTCCTTACGGAAAGGCATTTAGTGCAACAAATATTGAAACAGGAGAAGACCTTAAATACCCATCAGGACATCCTAAAGCTGGAGAACCTTTATTCAAACGGAGATTTATTCCTGCAAGACTATCTGACAATCCATACCTCGCAGAAAGTGGAGACTATGAAGCAATGCTACTTTCCCTTCCTGAACAACAAAGAAGACAACTCTTGGAAGGTGATTGGGATATTAAAGAGGGTGCAGCATTTACTGAGTTTAACAGAGATATACACGTTGTTGAGCCGTTTGATATACCTAGTAATTGGGTTAAGTTTAGGTCTTGTGACTATGGTTATGGGTCATATTCAGGTGTTGTTTGGTTTGCTGTTTCACCTGCTGAACAACTTATTGTATACCGTGAACTTTATGTATCAAAAGTTTTGGCAACGGATTTAGCAGATATGATTTTAGAATTAGAGTCAGAAGATGGTAATATAAAGTATGGTGTTCTTGACTCAAGTTTATGGCACAAAAGAGGTGATACAGGACCTTCACTAGCAGAGCAAATGATTAGTAGGGGGTGTCGTTGGAGACCTTCAGATAGAAGTAGAGGTTCTCGTGTAGCAGGTAAAAACGAGATACATAGAAGATTACAAGTAGATGATTTTACAGAAGAACCTCGTTTAATATTTTTTAGCAACTGCACTAATATAATATCGCAGTTACCATCTATACCTTTAGATAAGAAAAACCCTGAAGATGTAGACACTAAAGCAGAAGACCACTTATATGATGCTTTAAGATATGGGGTTATGACAAGACCTCGTTTTAGTATTTTTGATTATGACCCAATGGGTAGACCCTCAAATACAATGCCTGTAGCAGATGCTACATTTGGATATTAAAGGATAAACTATGGCAGAAGAAGAAACATTTATTGAAGATGATGTACTAGCATTAGACGATTCTTCTAATGAAACTGAAGATGATATGAGCTATACAAATCTTGTAGGCTTTGTTCAAGGTAGATACAAAAGAGCAGAGGACTATAGAGAACTTGACGAAGATAGATGGACAAGAGCATATAGAAACTATAGAGGACTATATGGTCCTGATGTGCAATTTACAGAAGCTGAAAAATCTAGAGTGTTTATAAAAATAACAAAAACTAAAACACTTGCAGCATATGGTCAAATAGTAGATGTTTTATTTTCTGCTAATAAATTTCCAATTAGTATTGAGCCTACAAAATTACCAGAAGGTGTAGAGGATAATGTATACTTTGATCCTAAAGAACCTACTGACACATTAGATGAAACAGAGCAAGATTTAGAATCTCCATATGGTTTTGCCAATGATGGAAAAGAATTACCTAAAGGTGCAACTGAAGAAAGCTTACTAGAAAAGTTAGGACCTTTAGAAGATAAACTAAGAGATGTTGAAAATTTAGAAAGTGGTAGTGGAGTAACACCTTCATCTATTAATTTTAGCCCTGCAATGGTTGCAGCAAAAGCAATGGAAAAGAAGATTGTTGATCAGTTACAGGAGTCAGGTGCTAATAAACATTTAAGAAGCACAGCATTTGAAATGGCATTATTTGGTACAGGTGTTATGAAAGGACCTTTTGCTATAGATAAAGAATATCCTAATTGGGATGATAGTGGAGAATATAACCCTGTTTATAAAACAATGCCACAAGTATCAAATGTTTCTGTTTGGAATTTTTATCCAGACCCTGATGCAAATAATATGGATGAAGCACAATATGTAATTGAAAGACACAAAATGTCACGTTCTCAATTACGAGCATTAAAACGTAGACCATATTTTAGAGAAATGGTTATTGAAGATGCAATAGATGCTGGAGAAAACTATGTTAAAAAATCATGGGAAGATGATTTAGCAGATTATTCAAATGAAAGAACAGTAGAACGATATGAAGTATTAGAATATTGGGGTATGTGTGATGTTGAGATGTTACAAGAACAAGGCATTGAAATACCCAAAGAAGTAGAAAGTTTTGATGAAATACAAATAAATGCATGGGTTTGTAATGGTAAATTACTAAGAGTTGTTTTAAATCCATTTAAACCTGCAACCATACCTTATATGGCAGTTCCATATGAACTAAACCCCTACTCATTTTTTGGTGTAGGTTTAGCTGAAAACATGGATGATACTCAAACATTGATGAATGGATTTATGAGAATGTCTGTTGACAATGCTGTGTTATCAGGAAACTTACTTATAGAAGTAGATGAAACAAATCTAGTTCCGGGACAAGATTTATCTGTATATCCGGGAAAAATATTTAGAAGACAAGGTGGAGCTCCCGGACAAGCTATTTTTGGTACAAAGTTTCCAAACGTATCAAATGAAAACTTACAGTTATTTGATAAAGCTAGACAGTTAGCAGACGAGTCAACAGGATTGCCATCATTTGCACATGGACAAACAGGTGTATCAGGTGTAGGTAGAACTGCAAGTGGTATATCTATGTTAATGAATGCAGCAAGTGGAAGTATAAAAACTGTTATTAAGAATGTAGATGATTATCTTCTAAGACCTTTAGGAGAAGGTTTATTTAGATTTAATATGCAGTTTGATTATGATCCAGAAATAAAAGGTGATTTAGAAGTTAAAGCAAGAGGTACAGAAAGTCTTATGGCTAATGAAGTTAGAAGCCAAAGACTTACAGCATTTTTACAAACTGCAAGTAATCCTGTATTAGCACCTTTTGCAAAATTTAATTATATTATTCGTGAAATAGCAAAAGCAATGGATTTAGACCCTGATAAAGTAACTAACAATATGGATGAAGCTATGTTACAAGCAGAAATGTTAAAAGGTTTTACAGCAGGTCAACAAGAGCAACCACCAGCAGGAGCTAACCCAACTGACCCAACAGGGGCAGGAGGAGGAACAATAGGAACAGGACAAGCACCAGTTCCGGGTGAACAAGGATTTACAGGAAGGCAACAGAATATTGAACAGCAACAACAGCAACAACCACAAGCAAACACTCAGCCAACTCAAGCCGTTGGTGAACAACAGCAAACTACTCCAAGCATTCAATAATTATTTAGATGATTCTATATCACAACAGCATACTATAATGGAACAAACACATGATGCAGTTGCTTTATATAGATCGCAAGGTGTTATAGCAGCACTAAAAAAATTAAAACTATTAAGAGATGAAGTAAATGGCTAATTTGCAAAAACAATCTGCTGACTTATTTGGAGATAATCCAAAATTAAAATATAAAACAGCAGAAGAAATTAAAGAAAATGTAGGGCAAACACCTTATAGTCCTACGTTAAAAGAATTAGGAAAAGATTTGTACACTCCTGCGTCTGTTCTTCCAGTTTTAGGTACAGGTATAGCTATTAAAGAAATGCCTGAAGTTGCCAAACAAGCGTATGATTTATTAAAACAAGGTAAAAGTGAGAGTGACTTAGTAAAAATGGGTCTTGGAGCAGGACTTGGTATATTAGTAGCAGCTGATGTAATTCCTTATGCTAAAAAAGTTACTGACCCACTTAAATCTAAAATAAAAAATGTAGCAAGTCAAATGTCTGATGCTTTGACACCACAAGCTGTTACAGTTGAAGGTATAAGTGCTAATATACCTAAAGTAGATTCTAAAATATTAAAAAATGAAGTTGTTGATTATTATAGAAAAAAAGGTGGTGCATCAAGAAAAGCACAAGAAGAAGTAGACGATGAAATATTTTCAGAAATAAATAATAAACATCGTACTCCAAAACACGAATTATTAAAAGATAAAAAGGGTGAACCTTTAAAGTTATATATGGGTTTACAAAATCCTAATAAGTTAGGAGATAAATTTAGACATACTTTTGGAAAATTTGGAAAAGATGATATGGCAGAAGGTCAAAAACCTATTGGTTTTGCATCATCTAATCCACTTTTAGCAGATGGTTTTGCATCAAGGTATCTTCGTAGTGAAGATATGAAATATAATGTTTTTAGTGGACAGAATGTTGTTCCTTTTTATATAAAACCTAAAAAAGTTATTGAGTATAAACCCTTCTATGATAAAAAGGGTAATATGGAAAGTTCTAAAAATTGGTTTGAATTTGATAGACAAGCATTAACTATACCTGATGGTCATGTATTAGTTTGGCGAGATGGTATAGAACAGCATACAAGAGTAATACCAGAATTGCAAGAAGCAATACCAAATGTTAAATTTAATCAAGGAGATGTCTATGCATTTGGAGAAAATGTTCCTGTTTTTTCTGCTATATCAGGAAAAGAGTTAACAGATGTAGCACCTAAACCTATTCCTTCTTGGATGTTAAATCAATCAGATAGAAGTAGATATATAGAAGAAATTAAACAGATGAAGCAAGATAGTCCTGTTTTAAAAAAGCTTTTAGATAGGGCTGAAGAAATTTCTTTTACAGATATGGGAAGAATAATAGGTGAAGGAATTAATAAAGGATTAGATAGAAAAGGAATAAGACAATTATTACAAGATAGGGGTTTTGATGACAACATGATTACTAAATATTATGATGAAGTCATGCCTAGAAATTTAAGAATAAAAACATACGCAAATGAACCAAGAAGAGAAAGTTTTTTTGATGAAGATGATATTAGAGAGGAATTTGCAGAAACAACACAAACAAACCCTACTACAGGTTTTGCAGAGTCTAACAAGTTTTTAAATGAGTTTGCACCAATAAAAGATAAAAAAAATTTTAATAAAGGAGGAACACCTATGAAAAATGAAATGAAAAAATTAAAGTTACAGAGTGGTGCATTAGTTACAACTACTCCACAACAAGTTATGTCGGCAGAAGATCAAGTAGATGTCGTTAGATCAAATGTTGAGTCTGCACAAAATTTATCTGATGCAGAAATATTAGCTATATTAGATATATCATCACAAATGATAGGTTCTAATATGTTAAAATTAGTTACAAAAGCAGAAGGTGGATACATTGGTAATAAATTTGCTGAAGGTGGCTTACAAGAAGAGGGTGGTGAAACTGACCCTGTTTCAGGTAATAAAGTTCCAATAGGTTCTACAAAAGAAGAAGTTAGAGATGATATACCTGCTATGTTAAGTGAGGGTGAAT